GTTTCTTGTGCCACAATAAGCGCACGTGCCATGATTTCTTCTGGAGTGTCGTCCATTTTGGTAGCGATGTAGCCACCTGTCTTACGGATGCATGGCAACACTTCGCTTGTTACCCATTTGCGGAACTTTTTAGCTTCAGGCTTACGACTATCCAATATTGTATCATACAAACCATCCTCATCAACAAAATTTGCCTGTTGGATTCCACCGGCTGTTTCAAGGGGATACTTTGAAAGTACATCCTTATCTAATCTTTGCGCTACCTTACTGGGAATCAAATCCAAAATCTGGCATACATCTGCCAAGCAAAAGAAAGGTTCGTTATTTTCACTCATTGCAATTCTTACCTTTCCGAATTGCTCATTCTCAAAAATTTTAATTGTGTTCATAATGTAGTTCCGTACTCCTTCATACGGTGGTTAGTTACACATGATACTGCTCCAAAAAGAAGCCGGATAATACAATACGCACTACCCGGTAACGTGAAGGAGCACGTTAGCATCAAATGCTATGATGCAAATATAATAAAAGTGGCTGTAAAAATGTCACATTTAACAAAAAAAACTTACCTTAAATCCAATATTTTATATTATCTGTTTGTACTTGGTACTATTTTTAGTACCTTTGCATAAACGAACAGTTATGGGTACAAAGGAAAAACTAATAGAACGTATTTTGTCATGTCCAAAGGATTTTACCTATGATGAAGCAAAACGCTTATTCGGGATTTTTGGATATAAGGAAAGTAACAAAGGTGCTACATCAGGTTCCCGTGTTGAATTTATAGGACCAGACGAAGAAGCTCCTTTCATTTTACATAAGCCACATCCCGGAAGCATTTTGAAATCATATGTGATAAAAGGAATAATTGAGCATATAAAGAAAAACAATTTGATTGAGAAATATAAACAATCTAAAACAAAGTAGTATGGGACTTTTAAAATACAAAGGATATTCCGGTTCTGTAGAATACAGTCCGGAAGACAATTGTCTGTTTGGCAAAGTGCAAGGGATGAGAAAAGCGTCAATCCTTTATGAAGGGAAGTCTGTTGATGAGGTCCGTAAAGACTTTGAGGAATCTATAGACTTTTATCTTGAAAACTGTAAAGAAAGAAATATACAGCCTGAAAAGCCTTATAGCGGGAAGTTAAATCTACGTATGTCACCAGACTTACATTCCCGTGTAGCCGCTTTTGCTTCCAGCACTGGAACAACAATTAATGAGTTTATCAATAAAGCCATATCTAAAGAACTTGAACACGAAATGGCTTTGTAAATACCGAACATAAAGAGAGGGTATGCGATACTCTCTCTTCTAAATTACTTACCGTAACCTGTATCAATGACTTTGCAACCATTTCTTCCGTCTTTCTCTGCACGCATCTAAGGTAGGTGCACAATAAGAAAACAGCTCACCGTACAATAGAAATGCGCCGACTTTCACAAGCCAGCGCACATAAGAGCAATGAAAACACAAACAAGGAGTGTTTTCGGTTACAAAGGTACTAAAAAAACACAACTACAAAAAGTCTTTAAGCAACTCTTCATCACTAATAAAGCTATAATCTCTAGGATAAAACGTATTCGCTAATGCATCCATATAGTCAGGAGAACGTTTAATACGTTTTTTGATATCTTCTTTAGGCTCAATGATAATCTTTCCATTACTAAGGAACTTCCACTTGGTTTCGGTAGCCTCCTCCATTAACTGATCGCAGGGTGGGAGAGAGGCACCAAAACCATTTTTAGGATTAAGCCAGTCACGTAAAGCCCAATATAGGTATGCTCTCATATTTGCAAATTCATATTCGCCAGTAATATCGTGTAAGCCATCTGCCCCTTCCGAATATTTGCATGAAAAAGCATTTGTAAATTTTTCTTCTAACAAACGAGAATAGACACCTGCTCCCTCTCCAATAGTATCAATAAATGCTTTTGCCCCTTTCTTCTTTAGATAGGGAATCATCATACCTACCACGTGCATGTGATCCGCACGCCCGGCAGATTGATGAACTTCAAATTGAGAAACGTAGTTACCGTATCGCGGACAAAGCACACTGTTATCGCGTCCCATACCAGCAACGTCAACACCTAACTTACAAGATTTGGCTGGGATAAAACCATTTTCCTGTAACTCCTGCCAATTCCTGTTTGCTATTTCTATCCATTCATAAGGGATGAGAACATCTTCCGACACTTTAGGAAACATACCAAGTACCTTGACGCGAAACAAATCGTTAGGTCGGTATAGCTTACCTTCCCAATTGAAATCGCCTTCACCTTCGTTGAAGTCCGCTTGCTGGATAGGTGAGCACCAATTTATCACTTTGTCCTTAACCCATTCATAATCCACTTGACCGGGTATTACAATTTGCTTCTTTACTACATTTTCTGCATTTAGAGAGCTAAGTCTGAATTTTGCAAAACGGTCAGACTTCATGGCACGTGCAGCATATCCTGTGGTCACGTTAGGGTTGAATACTATGAGCATCCGAGAATTTCCCTGCAAGTTACCTTCTATTGCATTATAAACAATTTCGGATATACCTGATGCCTCCGTGATAACAAACATGGTATTTGCCGCATGAAATCCAGACCATGATTCAGTTGCATTGTCATCCGCTTTAAATCCTGTTAAAAACCATTCTTCATAATCCGTTCTTATATCATCTGCAACCAATCTGCCCGGACAACAAAAAGGAAATTTTGTCCTTGCCGCACGAATCAACCTTCTGATTTCAGGAGTCATAATATTTTTTACTTGTCTCCCTGTTGGTGCTGTCATGGCCACCTTAGTATTTCCAACAAGTATACCTCTTTCATTAAATCTAGGCGTAAGATACATAAAACACAACGAAGCACAGGCCGCCACAAAATCTTTTCCACGAGAAGTTCCACTTGCGACAGCAGTCATAGGGTTATGTTGAACAGACTCAATAATAGATTGCTGATCATGGTCTAATCTTGCGCATAAGGCATCACGGACAAATTTATTCCAATCCTTCGACCAATACGCTATAATTTCACTTATGAGTTTCTTTCTTTCATCATTTGTTCCCATTCTTATATGAATTGGTTAATAATTTTAAAGCATCTACCCAATCATCATTAGTAGCATTTACCTCTTGTTTATCTTTCCATTCATTTGGTCTACGATTTTTTAACCAAAATATTTGTGCTGTTGTATCTCCCGCAATATGTTTTTTCGTTTTTTTCACCACAGTCGTTTGACCAGATCCATCCTCTCCTATTTTCACCTCAGTCGTAGTTTCCTCGATATCATAGCCAATGGCTCTTTTATATAGAGCACTCTCTACTTTCATGTCAGCTTCTTCCTTACCTTCTCTCAATAAGTCTACAACTTCAGGATGTTTTTTTAATATACTTTTAAATGTCGTAAGTCCTATTCCAAGACGTACACATAAACCTTTGTTATCAGCTCCATTCCTACAGTCTGCTATAATAATATCCTCTTTACCTTTTATATATTTATCATAAAGGGACATTCCTAATTTGGGTCTACCTCTACCTGCCATATTACACCTCCTTGTCTTTTATTTCTTGCAAATAAGCTTTGCAGATATCAACCATACGAGCAAAAGCAACAGTATTGCTCTTTATATTAAACTTCTTCTTTACTTCTGTAGCTACCTTTATAAATTCTTCATAAGAACCTACAACTATCGAACTATTTGCAGATATTTTCTGTTTTTCAAGTTCAGATAGAACAGCTTTGACATCATTACTCCTACTTTCTGTAAACAAGAACTTCATTTCCGTAAGCTCTATATCCCCGTCATTAATAGAAACGGTAGGAATCTTATCTGTATCAATAAATTGAATACCGTTAAGACCAGAAAACTCTCTTGCTTCAATAGTGCGCATCTCACTATAAATTTCCTTAAGCATTTGGGCATCATCTTTTCCTACTAAAGCATTATGACTAAGCACATAGGCAATCTGTTTGTCTTTATCAACCTCTTCAATATACAAGATTAGAATATATTCCAGTTTAGCTTTAATAGCAGCTTTTAAACGATGATTTCCCGACAAAATAAGATATTTCCCATCATCTCGTTTCATCGCGAATGGAAGCTGAGATAAAAAACCGTCTTCAGCCACATTTGCAGTTAGTCTATCCAGTGTGGATTTTTCCATATAGTGAGCATTCTTCTCCAATGGAACGCAATCATCTATAGGGCTTACATATGCTAACTTATACGGAGCAATCAATTTGTTTACATCCCCCAATTTCTCTTGAATAAGATGAACATCTTTCACTTCTTGTATTTTTTCAACCATAATTTATATAAATCTTTTAATGAATCATCTAAAAAATTAGCAGAATACATTAGTTTGCCTTCATCTCTCCTGTCAAGATTGAATACACTGCGGTATTTCATACTTACTGGTGAAGATGTATACACAGTCGTCTTAATCCCTTCATAATAGTGACCCATTTTTCTTGCAATGAGCATCCTCACATCGTGGGACTTAGTAAGCATAATCAGTAATTTACTAAGCCTCTGTGTATTTGAGTTTACAACAAAATCACTCTGCATAAATATCTTTTCAAGTGTAGATAACTGTTTGCTGAAAGAAGTAAATCCAAACGCTTTACCGTCAGCCATAAATACCATACCTAAATCTCCACCAGTTGTATAATTAACCTTGTTTGCCATGTAAAACGCTTTATAATAATTCACATCACTAACTGAACATAATTTTACAGATAGTGTAGTAATATCTGTAAATTCATAATCTATAGGTAAAATGTGAATACATGATGGATTTACATTTTTATCGCGTTCGATGTAATAATTCTTATTTTGATTTAGGCTAGAGTAAGTGTATATAGGATTCTTGCCTAGCCCCAAGTTTATTTTGCCAACAAGGAAGTTGTCTATCTCCTTGAAATATCTATCAGAATAGATGATGTTTTCATCATTCTCAAGAAGAGTCTTGAATATACTTCCGCCCTCTTTTGGATCAAAGACGTTATAAGTAGCGTGCATATAATTAAAGCTTTCTTCGACATAGCTAAACATCTTCTCATACCCTCCTTTATACGTAGGAGGAAAGCTTATACCAACACCTTTACCTTTTTTACTTTTTAGGAAGTCAAAAAAATCACCATAGAAGAAACTTTTAATATTAAAATTAAGTGCGCCTTTTTCAATCTTAGATATAGTATTATGATAATAAACTTTTGATTGCTCAATAAAAGCGTTAAACATTTCTTCTTGGTAATCGTTTTTCCTTTGGTGAAAGTTTGATACTCTCATTGCAAACATTACTTGAATAAGTTTTTTGTATTTAGTGTCATCCCATGTGTCAAAGACCATACGTAATTCAGGATTCACAACTTCAATATCAGTATTTGTATCAAGTAATAGATCAGAAATTAGTTTGGAATATAAACTTACATCATTAGAATGTACTGTGTATCCCATAGCTGACATGATTTTATCGGTGGTGTAGTTTCCTGAACATCCGATAAAAACATCTTTGCCTTTTACTCCTTTCATCAAATCCTGAAGGAGCAGTTTAACTTCCGGTGGTGTCGTTCCTGTAAACATATCTTTAGGGTGTATATAACTTCATATACATTTTGCGTTAAGCCTGCCAAAAATACGCTCGGCAGGTACTTAACACAAAATTCAATCATCTATAAGCCACTCACAAGAACACTTATGCAATCTATTCGGCTTCTTTACAGTCGTGTCAGATGGCAATTCCCATCACCCCGTAAACTGCACAAGCTTTTATGTTCTTGCTTCTGCTTATCGCTACTATAAGGGTTGAGCGGAAACAGGGAATCGAACCCCACTCTTTGGCTGGAATGCCAACGCTCTACCGATGAGCTATTTCCGCAAATGCCTATGCTGTCAAACCACCGCTTGCTTGGCAAATCTGACAGCATCCCACCAAACGCTATTGATGGGTGGCTAATAATTCGGGATTGTCAAATATATTGCCGATTATTTCTATTTTTCGAGCATCACGCATATCATGGAAACACCGCGCACCAACATCAAACATAAATCCAGCATAAATATCAATCCACCTTACAACGGCATTTACATTACCTTTAATTCCTGTGTAAAAATCCTCATAACAAAAACCTTTAACAATGTCACCTTCATATATTTCTTTCCCGCTCTTATCACACAAGCCGGTGAACCGCCCAAGAGTATTTTCGTCTATTTTTTCAACGTCATTATCGTGCAACCAAGTTCCATCTCCATCTTGAATAAGCGTATAAGAATTTCTTATCCATCCCTTACCATCAATGCGCTTCCCTCTAAACTTAATCCTTCTCATACTCAAAATAAATTTGCTTGTTCGTATTTAGGTTCCTTTTTCTCAACTACTCCGAACTCTGTTATTTCAATGCCAGTATTTTCAGTAAGCCACTTTGCCAAAATATGACGATGGCAAAAATCACCCGGTTTTTCGTAACAGCAGAGAGCGACATCTTTGCCTTCACTTAATGATTCAATTTGTTCGATTACCTTATTAGCATCTTGACTCGCAAGAATCCTGTCGTAAAGCTTAAGATACTCATCATGAGAACAAGGTCCACTTACCATATAGCGGGTAGGACAAACATTCAACATTTGAGGAACGTTAACCATAAATCTAGGCTTACCAATGGCTACGCAAATAATTTTAATTCCAGCTTCTTTCAATTTTCGGCTATTTCCGAAATAACTTGTGTAAATTTTCATTGCTCTTTTTTTTTATTTTTATGGTGTAAAGATATAAAATATGGCGTAAAAAACGTCACTTTTAGTCATAAATTTATTTAATTTGATGATTTTATTGTTTCAACCTTGTAACATTTCATCATGTGATCTGTTTCGCACCCCATATTGAAGATGTTACCGAGATAGTACTTGTGAGCTTCTTGCTCTGATAGGTTGATAGGGGTGACAAACCAGTCTTCATTGCCTTGTTTGTCTTTTAAATACACTTTTACTATTGTTATCATCGCTCTATATTTTATCCATTATATGATGCTGTTATTTCTTTAGCATGAAGTTCTTTTTTCAACTCACCGTTCTTGTATATTCTTACAGATACGATTCTAACCGTATTGGACAGGAAACATCCACAGTCTTTTGTCACCTTTTGCTCCAACTTAAAAGCTTTCGCTAGATTTTTGGTACGCTTTCTTATGGTGTTTTTGAAACCGAAAACGACATCTTCGGTATCTATCTCAAAAGAGTATGTAGTGGAATACATCACTCTTTGAAGCTCTTTTGTTAGTTCTGTTACTTTGCTCATTTGCTCTCTTTTATTATTAGTCGTTATTATTTCCAAGAAGTTCTTGTAAAGCAGACTTATATCCGTCCAACGCCTGTTGTGTATATCCCAATCTGAATTTTTTATCTGCTGAAAGAGAGTCGTTGTTCAATCCTTTTTCAATAGCTTCAATGTTTGCTTTGTAGTATCTGATAAGTTCTTCTGTTTTCATTGCTCTTGACTTTTACTTGTTATTAATAGGTGTTATTTTGATATTGTAAATATACAAATAATATATTGAATATCAGTATTTTATATCTTAAATATCGCAAGCTTAAACTTTGTTTAACTTTCTGTATTTCAACGTGTTATCAAATTTTTCAACGGCGGTGTCGATCCGCTTGTTGTCCTCCACGCCGGAATAGTTGGTTATTTAAACACATGGTCAATAAATACCGTATTAGTTTGCCATTCTCCGCGATATTTGAAAACAAAATATCCGCGTATAGTTGCCGTTTCTTTCATTCCGTTTGCAAAGTCATAGGCTGCTTGCTGGTTCTTGCCAAACTCTTTATTTATTGATCCGCTGTTATTGCTTACCCTATAGTGTAGCTTTGCAGGGGCTTTTGTTCTATCTGTAATAATATTCATCTTCTTTTCCGTTTTGTGCGGTTGCCCGCGGTTAATACTTATTTCCCTTGTAATCCTGTGTGGTAGCCATCAAGCCATATTAACAACTCTTTTGGGGTGTAATAGCCGCTTATACGCTTGTTCGGGTAACGTGTCGTTATTTCTCCGTTGTCGCCATCCGCCAATATTATAGCGTATGTATGTTTCGGCAAACTCGATGGATTGAGGGAGAAACCATTCGCCCTGCAATATGATTGTAATTGCCTTAACGCTTCTTTCTGTGTTAGATTCATATTCTTATGGTGCTGATTTCAACATATATTTTGATAAAAAGATGGATTTGCTTTTCTCTATTTCGCTATTGGTATCAATACCAATTTGCTGGTAGAACCCAGCATTACCAGAAAGGCACTCATACGCAATTTTCAATGTTCTCTGTTCTTCCTTGGTAAACCCCATACGAAAGGTAGAGAAGATTGTTAGTGCGGCTTTAAAATCACCGCACTGGAGTAGTGAAATAGCTTTATTGGTTTTCGTTTCCATTAATCTATGAATATTTCCGATCCAATCATTTCATTTGCTCTACTAGCATTTACAAAATAAAAGCGTCCCTTAGAAACATAACTGTCTTCTGATGTGTACACTTTTATAGCGTAGTATTGTCTTTGAGCTTGTGAATAACATATTTCCCAGATTGTTTTCCATTTGACAATAAACTTATTGCTTTTTGCTAGTTCTTGTTCTATTTCATCTGATCTGAATTTAATACCGGCTAGTACTAGTATATTTTTATTTTTCATCTCCCCACAACTTTTTAGCCAGTTCGTAATTCTTTTGTGCTTCATTAACTGCTTTCTTGGCATAAGTAAGAGTATAAGCATGTTCACGTGGGTATTTGCCGGACTTCACACCTTCATGGAATTCTTTAGCTTGTTCCAATTTATGTTCGTAGAAGTCAATGCTTTCCGGCATAGACAAATTGATCGTGTTGGCACGTTTCTCCCAATATTGGGCCACTCTTTCATGTTCATTTGCCTTATCACTGAACTCAACGCTTTTACCCATGTTGTTCCAGGCATCATCTATCATTTTGCGATGACCTCGTTCACTATGGTGCCCTACTTTGATGGGCTCGCCTAAAGAAAGAAAATCTCGATGTTTATTCGATTTCTGAAAATACTCATTACTTTTTTGCACTGCTGATACGGCCCATTCACGTCTGCGATCCGCTCTTTGCTTCGCCCATTCCTGTACATTAAATCCGTCAGCCCGAACGATGGAGTAATAATAGAAACCATCTTTCTCGAAAATTAAATTAAAAACGATGCTTTCATTTTCTTTGCCGTACTTGGTTGTAACCTCAATAACTTCTCCTTTTTCGTGCTTTTCATCGCACTTTGCCAAAAACACGTTTGGCGCAAACTTGTAATATGTGTTCATTGCTCTTATGTATTAAATTGCTAACTTTAATATTTCTATATCTCGAATAAGTCTATTGGCTCTCTGCCTTTCATTACTTGCAAAGTCTTCATTACAGATACTTTCGTAGAATGCCGCATTTTCTTCTGCTTCTTTTAACGACATCTCTTTGCGTTCTATCAAAGACTTTATTGTATCAATATCATTGCTATTAATAATTTCTTCTAAAGCTGTCTTCTTTGTTAATTCGATTGTTACTTTCATTGCTCTTTTAATTAATTATCTGCAAACTTTATCAACTGTAACTTTCAACACTTTCCAATCACCTATTGCCAGATTAAGTGTTCCATCGGAATTAATTTTCTCAATTACAAATTTCTTATAAGGATAAGGGTTGTAAGTGACTTCACGTCCTAATTTTGCATTAAACTTTCTCATCGCTTTTGTCTTTTAATTGTTAGTAATATTGGTTTCTTTTAGTATTGTAAAGATACTCATTATCAATGAATTAGCCAAGTATTTACACAATTATTTTAGTCGTAAAATACTCATAACCAGAGATTTAACTTTTAGAATAAAACAGCAAACATAATACAGATGATGCATCGGAAATGGTTACTTTGTACAGTTTATCCATTCCACTTTTTTAATTTATCTAAAAACTTGCTATCCCCTGAGTAATCAGCACTGATAGCCTTCTTGCTTTCGATAATCTGCTCTAAAAGTATTATACATTCCTTCCTTATCTCTTCAGCTTCGTTATAACCGCAAGCGTTGTCAACCATTATCTCTATGTTTGATTTTGGCTTAGAAAGTTGTTTGCAGAGAATTTTCAACCGCCAGTAACAGAAATCAATTGTGGCTATGTGTTCTAACTTGTTCATTTCTTTTTAAGTATTTCAATACATTCCTTTACTCCATCATCGAAACCTTGTTTATACCCTTTGGTATATTCCCCTGTGGTATATACCGCCATTGACAGAAAAAATAGAAGGATACCCAAAGCCTTATACCAACTAGGAAGTGAAATGGAAAATGGCTTGAATGTAATTGTAAGATCTCCAACCCATAATATAGCTATTATGAATATAATTGTAAATAAAATTGTTTTCATAATCTTAATATTGTTTATTACCTTATTCCTAATTTAATTACCTCATCCTTAATTAATTTTCCAATCTTATCGGCTTCCTCATACCGTTCTTCATTTATCAACAGTCTTTGCAATTCCGAAAGCTGGTTAATGTAAACAATATCGTTACGATCTGATACATGGCGGACATATCATTCTATCTTATCCATCTTGTCTTCCATGCGTCTGTGCCACTTGCTTACCAAAATTAAAGTAAATGCTAGAGCACAAACATTTAATGAGGCAAGGATGAATTTAAATA